GATAATCTTAATGAAATGGGACAGTATGGTATGACCACAGTTAGTGCAACAGGTCTTGCCGGCATGGAAAATCTTACTGAACTTGGTAAGTGGGGCATGGAAGGTATTTGGCTCACTGCTGAGAACGGTATGGATGGAATGCAGGCACTTGGTGAAGCAGGTATGACCAACCTCACCACACTTGGTACAACTGGTATGGGATTAGTCGATACGCAAGGTTCTAATTATGCTACAATTATTGCTAATATGCAGGCGACTATCAATCAATTGGGAGCCGATTTGGCTGATCCAATTACTTGTAGTCAAAATGCAGACGGCTTATTTGTTTGTCAATAAAAATAGAACGATTCAAAGGGCGGAAACGCCCTTTTTTTTGTTTTTGAGTTCAAAATTTACCAATTGACAGTAATATTTTTAGAAGTTATACTAACTATCGTTTGTTAGTTTAAAATCCGGAAAGGAATTATGGCAAGAAAAAAACAAAAAAGTATTTACTTGATGCCCGAGCCCAAATGGCAAGAAATTCACGAATGCAAGACCGACGAAGAAAGAACGTCACTGTATCGTAAATTTGAATATTTTGTGCATTATGAGGTAGCGGATAAGAAGCAAGATGCGACTATCAGGACTTGGCTGGAAAAAGACAGTGGGTTAGATGCTGAACTTCTTAAAAAGTTAAAGAAAGTTCCTGATGTCTGGTTTAGAAGTTTTGCCAAACATACATATATTTGGACTAAAACAAAAGGCTATATGAATCCAGATATAAGAGAGCATCTGCTTAACAAAATTCCAGCCTTAGAAGATAAAGCAGAAATCATTATAGAAGAAAAACAAAAGAAAGAAGCAGAAAAGCCTAAAGTTACTGTAAGTATTCAGCAAAGAATGATGCAACAACTTTATGATTTATGTGGTGAATGGGAAGAAAAACTTGACCAACACATGGACTCAGGTAAAATAAACGTTAAAGATTTTGACTTTGAAAAAGATATGAAAATTTACAAAGGTGGAATCATTAAACCAGCACATGCAAAACTTATCAAAGAAACATATATACCTAATCTAGAAGAAGCAAAAGAAAGTCTTGCTGGTGAATGCGAACAGTTAAAAGAAGCATACAGTTTCATGGACAAAAAAATGAAGCAAGACTATGTTGCGTTTTATGAAAAAATCATGAACGCCTGCGATGCTTTAATTCTTACAGGAAAAGCAAATAGAAAAACAAGACAGCCTAGAGCAAGAAGTAAGGAAACTATTGTTAAAAAAGTAAAATTCCAAGTTAACGACAGTGCGTTAGGAATTGCGTCTATATCAACTGTAGACATCGTATATGCTAACGAACTTTGGGTATATAACACTAAGAGTCGTAAAGTAGGTGTTTATCATGCTTTAAATAAAGATCCAAAAGGATTAGGTAGACCAGGTGCAGGACTTATGGTCAAAGGTACAACAATACAAGACTTTGATCCTGAAACTAGTTTACAAAAAACACTCAGAAAACCAGCAGAACAAATCAAAAATTGGACTGGAAATGCTAAAACAAAATTTGCCAAAGCATTTGATGAAGTAAAAGCAGTCGAAACAAAACTTAACGGCAGACTCAATGATACTACTATATTACTTAAAGCCTTTTAAAGGTAGAAGTGATAAATAGTAGTATGGCAACCAAAATAGATCAAATAGGATATAATAACAGAGACGAACTGATAGACGAGTTACGTTTGCGTCTTGCAGACGGAATGGTTGATGTTGAATTAGATAGAGACCATTATGATATTGCAATTAACAAAGCAATAGCAAAATATCGTCAATTAAGTACAGGTTCTGTAGAAGAAGCAATTATTTTTATTCAAACTCAAGCAGGTGTAACAAAATACACATTGCCTGATGAAGTTATAGATGTAAAAAGATTGTATAGAAGAGGTATTGGCACCAACAGTGGCGGCGGTACTAACTTTGATCCATTTGATGTTGCATTTAATAATATGTATATGCTACAAGCAGGACAACTAGGCGGACTTGCTGTATTTGATGCGTTTGCACAATACAAAGAAGTTATAGGTCGTGTATTTGGTAGCGAATACAATTTTCAATTTAACAGAAGCACTAAAGAATTAACCATATTAAGAAATGTTAGACATGCAGAAGATGTAGCAGTTGGTGTACACAATTTCATTCCTGAAAGTGTATTAATCAAAGACGTATATGCAAGTGACTGGCTTTCTGCTTATGCCTTAGCTCAAAGTAAAATGATGCTAGGAGAAGCAAGAAGTAAATTCCCAGGAGGATTACCAGGCCCAGGCGGAGCAACTACACTTAATGGAGATGCTTTAAAAAGTGAAGCATTAACAGAAATCGAACAACTTATTGCAGGATTACATAATATGGAAGAAGGTAACAGTCCATTAGGATTTGTTATAGGATAAATATGTGTAACAATAGGAGTAAAAAATGTTAGATACAAATGTACAAGACAATTTTGTAGTAGACAGTGAAATCCAATTTGACAGTACACCAGCACACAAAGGCAACTACATCGATTTAGATATACCTATGCCTTTCGAAACAAAAGATTTATTTACTGACATTGATTATGAGTTTGCAGAGGAATACGGAGAACAAATTAAGTTTAAAGATTCTTTTAAAAGTAAAAACATTCAATGGTTTATTCACTACAACAAAGACAGACCAGCAGGATCTTTAGGTTATATTACATCTAAAGAGCATCAATATGCATTGAGAGATTATTTCAATGACAACTTTCAAATTGATATTATGAAAGATATGCTTCATCCTATACCTGGCAAAAATATGTTTCCAGTAACATTAATTAAATTCCAACATACTTCTCACTGGCACAGAGAAGGTTATGCAGAATGGATGGTCGGTGATAGCAGAATGGAAAAAGCATTTGCTCCTCACAGAAGTCAATTTGCAATTAACTTTAAACTGTACGGCGATGAAACAGGCACAGCAACTGAATTTGGTGAGCCTAGCGAATTTATAACTAATACTGAAAAGAGACTTGCAGAAAACTTAGTACAAAGATTTGAAGCAGGTGCTAGTCTTCAAGACAAAACTCTTAACGAACATAGTATTAAAGTAAATGATGGACCTACTAGAGAATTAATACAAGACGAAAACGGCAATGATGTTTTTGGTGTATGGCCTGGTAGAGACGGTTTTACTGGTACAGGTGACGATTTAGAAAATAAAGAAATCACAACAACATGTAGAAGAGAAGGATACACAAGTCCTTACATTATAAACCTACAAAAAATGCACAGAGTTATTACTACAGGAACTCCAAGAATAAGCATGAGATTCATGTGTGGAACAAAACGTAGTTTTAATGAAGTAGAAGCATTACACGAAAAAGGTTTACTACTTAAATAGTTCAAAAAGTAAAAGTGTCCTGCATAAATATTTGCGGACACTTTACTTATGAATACATATATTGATATACCAGAGTTATTAAACTACCCTTTGCCTTTTTCTAAGGACGAAGTTTTTCTAGACGAAGATTTTGATTTACAAGATGGTACCACTCCCAACGAAGATGTATTTCCTAATGCTAAAAAAATTGCATGGATGAGTAACCAAAGTCCTGGTTTGCTTATAGGTCATTTAGTAGACAAAGGTTTACAACGTAGAGTTAAGGAGTGGGCAGATGATTTATTCCCCAGCAACTTTCTAACAGATAAATTTTATAAAGGTGCAATAAAATTATTTCCTTGCACATTTATTAAAACGTTTCCTGAGTCTACAAGCAGGTGGCATTACGAAGGTCAGTATCCGTGGACTACAGACAAGTATGGTCCTTTTACTAGAACAAGTGCTGTATTAAATTTTAAAGTAATAGGTGAAGATAATAGTGATGTAGTCTTTGGAGAGCCTTCACACTACGTTCAACAAACAGTAGAAAGTCTATATAATCAATTACCTGATAATCCTGGAGTTAACGATGTGCAATGGTGTAAAGATAAAAATATACGTTCCAATTTATACAGTGATGCAATTTGGAGTATAGATGAACAGGTTGTTGAAATAGACAGAAAAGTTGGATACGAGTCGCCTTTTCTTTTAAATCTAGGACATCTACATGACCATCCTAATCCTTGGCACAGAGTAGATAATACAAAATGTACTCAGCCAAGAATAAGTTTTAGATTGATGGTTAACGAACAAATACCTTTTAGTTACTGGAAAGATTTGATACAGAAAGGGGAATTTTTAAAATGTTAAATTGTTATTGTGAATTACCGCAATTAGAAAATCCCTTCACTGCATCAGAGATATTGTGCGACCAGGATTTAAAAATGATTTTTGAAAATGACACAAGTAATTTAAATGCTGGAAAGATTGCATGGAATCATACTACGGATGATTATTTTACAGGCAGAGAAAAACAAGATAAATTTGTTGGAGTAGGATACATAACAGATAAAGAACTTCAATATAAATTAAGAGATTTTGTAAATGATGTTTTCCCACCATATTTTATTCACAATATGTGGCCAACACCGATTGGAACAAAACTTTTTCCTTGTACTATTTTAGTGTTCAGCGAATCATCACAATGGCATTGCGAAGGTGTACAATATCCTTTTCAAAATCATTCTGACATCAAAAAAGGCAGATTTAGTACAGTGTGTAACTTTCCTTTGATAGGAGATGGTGGAAGTAGTAAAATATTGTTCGGAGAAGCAAGTAAGAAATTACAAACAGAACTAAAAAATTTAACAGACAACTTTGTACGCAATAATAATGTTTTTATCAACAGTGGCATTTATCGAAATCAAAAAACCAGAGAAATTGCAGAAGATATGAGTATTATGACTGGTCCTTCTAATGATTATATTTGTAAACCAGACATTTGGGATAAAGAAATTGAAGTTATTGCATCCAAAGAAAGATTCGATAATCCTTTTTTATTAAATTTAGCACGTTGGCACAAAGTTGAATTTAAATCTAATACTCCACGAGTAACTTTGAGGTTAATGGCAGAACGTGAAGTACCTTTTGAATATTGGGAAAATTTGATTGACACAAACAGTTTTTTACAGTAAAATATTTTCTTTTAGGTAAGTAGTAATATGATTATAGGAATCACAGGATTTATAGGCAGTGGCAAAGACACAGTAGCCAATATGTTTGTAGAACGCGGATGTACACATGATAGTTTTGCGGCACCCTTAAAAGATTTATGTGCAAGTGTTTTTGGGTGGGACAGAGATATGCTAGAAGGCGATACTGTAATTAGTAGAGATTTTAGAGAAACTCCAGACATTTATTGGACTAGAAAATTAGGTATAGATAATTTTACACCTAGATTAGCCTTGCAATTATTAGGCACAGATATTATGCGTACACACTTTAATCAAGACATTTGGTTAAACAGTTTAGAATATCGTGTTAGAAAACTATCAGCAGAGTCGCCTTGTGTTGTGATAAGTGATTGTAGATTTAAGAATGAACTCGATTTAATCAAACAATTAGGCGGTGCTGTAATACATGTATTAAGAAACGACTTACCTGAATGGTACGAAACAGCCGTACATGCAAATCAAGGAAGTGTTCCAGCAAAACATACAATGGAAACACGATTTGCATCAGTACATGCCAGCGAATGGAAGTGGGTTGGATACGATTTTGACTATGAAATACTTAATAATGGTACTTTAGAAGATTTAGAAAACAAAGTATCTCAAATTTGTGAAGAATTACAAAATAATACCAAACTCACCCTTATTAAATAAAATTTCTATATTTATACAAAGTTAATTTTTTTGCAATCATCCCTTGTGTAATAATACCTTTTAGTACTTCTTTTGATAAATATCATTACTAATAAACGATATTTAGTATATATCAAATAGGAGATTATAATGGCAGAATTAGTATCACCTGGTGTTAGTATTAGTGTATCAGACGAATCGTTTTACGCCTCGGCTGGTTCAGGTACAGTACCACTTATAATCATCGCAACTGCTCAAGATAAGAGTAGCCCAGATGGTTCAGGTACAGCATCTTTCACTAAGAAAGCAGAAGCAGGGAAATTAAAATTAATTACCAGCCAAAGAGAATTATTACAAAACTTTGGTAATCCATTGTTCTATAGCAGTGGTGGTACAGCATTAAATGGTTATGATCTCAACGAATACGGCTTACTAGCGGCCCACAGTTTCTTAGGTCTAGCCAATAGAGCATACGTTGTAAGAGCAGATATTGATCTTGGTGAATTAGAAGCATCAAGCAAGGCTCCTACAGGTGCAATAGCAGATGGCTCTTATTGGTTTGACACTGCAAGTTCTTCATTCGGACTTAGAGAGTGGGACGGAAGTGCATGGGTTAAAAAGTCCGTAAAAGTTGCAGATGACATAGACATTAATAGTAGCACAGGTGCACCAAAAAGAGGTTTCGGCCTTAACGGTGACTATGCAGTTGTGGCAAACACAGCGGCTGGTGGCACAAGCTCAACATTTAAGTACTTCGAAAAGTACAGTGATGATTGGTATGAAATAGGTAGTACAAGTTGGGTATCTGCTACAAGCAGTGACTTCCAATTTGCTAACCACTTAGCAGTACCTACATTACAAAGCGATGGCGTTAGTTCTTTAACTAGCGGTGACGTTTTCATTCAAACAAGCACACCTAATCAGGGTGCAAATTTTGTAGTTAAAGTTTACAGCGGAACAGCAAAATCTTTCAGTGCAGTTGGTAGCCCTGTGTATGCATCAACAGATGCGGCTTACACAGACATCGGCCTTGCTAACGTAAGTGTTGGAGATTTAGTTGCTATTCACGATGCAGATTCGGCTGATTTTGACCTTAAGAGACACAACGGTAATAGTACTGTTGTTGCTACAGGTTCAGATATTTCAGCAGGTGTAGATGTTTCAGGTAACTCAAGCATTCAAATCGTGTACAATGGCACAACTGTTAACGTAACATTAAGCAATACAATTAGTGGTAACGCAACAAATTCAACTGCCGAAGATGCAGTATTTGACATTAACAGCGGTCTTTCAGGCGCTGGTGTTACAGAAGTTGTTGCAAGTGAAGGCTCAGATAACAACCTCGTCCTAACTTCAAGTTCAGGTAGAGATATTGTTGTTAATAGTTTACACAGTGACTTTGGTCCAAGTTCAATTGGTCTAGGTTCTGGAGCCGTTACTGCAAACATTACTTTCACTAACTTTGTAGATTTAAGTTACGAAGCAAGTAAAACTTCAATAACAGGTACATTAGCAGAAGGTACTTTCTGGTACGATGCTAATATTGTTAAAACAAACATTGATATACTTGAAAATGATTCAGCAAATGGCTGGGTTTCATTCTCAGGTGATTTACAAGTTGCTTCAAGCGAGCCTACTACACAAAGCGGTGGTGGTTCATTAAGCAGTGGCGACCTATGGTTGGACAGCGACGACACAGAAAACTTCCCAGTAATCTACAAGTATTCAGGTAGTGCATGGGCTAAAGTTGACGGTACAGACCAAGTAACAAGCGATGGTATTATATACGCAGACTTTAGACAATCAAGTTCTTCTAGTTTAGACGCAGACGCACCAGCAAACACATCTTACCCACAAGGAATCTTAGGATTTAACAAACGTGCTTCAGGTGGTAATGTTAAAGAATATAAACTTAACTATACACCTGCAGGAACAAACGTTGGTAATGTTTGGGTAGATGCAAGTGGCAACAAACCAGATGGTAGCATGTACGGTTTAAGAAAAGCAGTACATAACTTGGTTAAAACTAAAATGCAAGGTGCAATCGTATCTAATGATGATATCAGAAGTGAAATTAATTCATTTAACTTAATTTCTGCTCCTGGTTATCCAGAACTATTAGATGAAATGATTGCTCTAAGTGGTGACAGAAGAAATACAGCATTTGTTGTTTCTGATACTCCATTTAGACTTAAAGCAGATGCTACAAGCACAAAAAACTGGGCAACTAACGCCAACAATGCTAGTGAAAACGGCGAAGATGGTTTACTTTCTAGTTCTCCATATGCGGCAGTTTACTATCCACCTGCTTTATCAACAAACTTAGATGGTACTAACGTTGTTGTACCACCAAGTCATGTTGCATTGAGAACACTTGCTTATAACGACCAAGTGGCTTTCCCATGGTTTGCCCCAGCAGGCTTCCAAAGAGGTCTTGTACAAAACGCAACAAGTGTAGGTTATGTTGATCCTACTTCAGGTGAATATGTTCCAGTAACATTGAATGAAGGTCAAAGAGATACATTATACCTTAACAAAGTTAACCCTATCGCACAATTCCCAGGTAGAGGTCTAGTTGTTTTCGGTCAGAAGACACTTAACCCAACTGCAAGTGCATTAGATAGAATTAACGTTGCAAGACTAGTTGTTTATATCAGAGAAAGACTTGACGATATCGTTAAGCCATTCTTATTCGAGCCAAACGATGATGTCACAAGACAAAATGCAAAAGGTGTCGTAGATAGTTTCTTATCTAACCTTGTAATTCAAAGAGGTTTGTTTGACTTCGTAACAGTATGTGATGGATCAAACAACACTCCAGCAAGAATTGATAGAAACGAACTTTACATTGATATTGCTATACAACCAGTTAAAGCAATTGAGTTCATCTACATTCCAATCAGAATTCAAAACACATTAGGTTCCACAGGCTCTTAATAGTTTAGAATAAATGATTTAGAAAGGGATCTATATGGTCCCTTTCTTTTTGACTGTAATTATAAATACTTGCATGAAATGGACTAGAGAAGAAAAACTTTATAATGCTAACAAAAAGTTTTGGGTTAGAGGAGAAGTAAAAGAGTTCGATGATGTTTTAGATTTTGTTGAATCTAAAATACCTGGACTTACTTCAGATTTATTAGACCAATACAAAGGCGATAGACATACTCAAATTAATCAAGTATTAAAAAGAAGTGATGTTAGACCTGTTATAGAAGATGACAGATATGCAGAAGAAGTACAACAACAAATTATTAAGAAAAATCCTAAAGGACTAAGTGCATGGATGGCTATATTTTTGCGATATGGTTTCGATATTCCGGGCAATGAAAACGTTTACAATTATGGTGACAGGTTTGGATTTGGTGAAGGCGATGTTGCACCAAATATGGATATATTCCCCACAGCAAAAGAAATACTAACAGAGTTTGGCACTGACGTTTGCAGTATTGCAACATATTCTATACTAACAAGCGAATCTATAATTTATAGACATACTGGTATGGAAAATAGAAAAGGAACATTCATGCGAGTCCATATTCCTTTATATGTACCACCCGGCGATTTATTTTTAGAAGCAGTAGGTAATGAAATCACTTGGGATGAATCTTTTGGCTTTAATAATCAATTTGTGCATAGTGCATACAACAATACACCGGAACATAGACTATGTTTTATATTTGACATCAAAAGAGAGTTCATTGGCATACCAAATGCTATGAATTATAGCAGTTCAGGCTTTAAAAAAATAGGCGGAGAACTGGGAGAACCTTTTGTTAGAACGTCAAAACCACGTCCTTATACCGGAAAGTATCAATCTATTTAAAGTACCTTTTAATAAAAATACTCCAATTATGATAAATAAATGTAACTTGAACTATAATAGTTTATAAGTTAGGAGAAAAGAAATGGCAAATTTTGGTAATTTAAACAAGTTCGGTGTACCAATCGATGATTCAGGTACAGCGGGAATTTTGATGCCTAAATTAAAATATCGTTTTAGAGTTAAAATGATGAACTTCGGTGGTCTTACTGAAACTAAAGAGTTTACACAAAACGTGATGAACGTTAGTAGACCTAAGTTAAACCATGAAGAAATTGAAATTCATAGTTACAACTCTAAAGTGTATGTAGCCGGCAAGCATACATGGGACGCAGTTACTATCGTATTGAGGGATGACATTCAGAACTCAGTTGCTAGAATCTGTAACAACCAAATGCACAGACAATTGAATCACTTTAACCAGCAGAGTCCATTGTCAGGCGGAGACTACAAGTTTAATATGAGGATCGAAATACTAGATGGTCAAACTACAAGTCCAATGGAAACATGGGCAGTAGAAGGTTGCTTCTTACAGAATATTGATTTCAGTGAGAGTGACTATGCTACTAGTGAACCTGTTCAAGTTACACTAACTATTAGACCGGATAACTGTTTACAATCAGGCGGTGACGGTGACGGTGCAGGTAGTACTGTTGCAGGTGGTTCTGGAACTATCGATACTTTCGAAGATTCTAACCCATTTGGAGCAACCGCTAACCCAGCCACTGGTAACGCAATTTAATTCGGATTAGTAGGTAGTAGTAATATTGAAATAATGTAGAGGTACGACATGGCATTTAGTGTAGCAGATTATCTTAAACAGAGATTGTTAGGTACTCTTGTTTACAACAATACTGGACCTTGGGTTAATAACCCAAACCATGCTAATCCGCAAGGACCAGGTCAAAACCCGGTACGTCAAAAATTTAATGGATACGTCAATTTTCACTTTAACGGTGAGGTTGGCGAATCCATTACTACTTTAAACAACAGTGATAATCAAGTAACACTTAGCAGTCTTATCAAAACCAGCACTATACCTAGTGTTGAATTCGACACGGATGTAAAAAATCAGTACAACAAAAAACGTATCACTATGACAAAAGCAGATTTTAAACCTGTGCAAATGTCAGCATACGATACTGTAGATAGTTCTTGGGTAATGTTATTGATGAGAATGTATGCTCATTTATTTTCTAATCCTTTGTCTCAGTTTGAAAGCCAAGGATCCGCAGGCATTCCTGAAAGTCACAGTAGTGTGAAACCTAAAAAAATTCCGTACGATGTTGTACCCGACATTGTACAGCAAGGTGGCGGTGAGAGCAATGTATTTGGATTCAATAATTATTATACTGATAATAATATGGGTTTGAATCTACAGCCAGGTAATGCAAAATATTTTATAAGTCATATAGACATTGTGAAATTTCATGCACAAAAATGTATTGTATACACAATGTTTAATCCTATTGTTAAAAGTTTTGAAATTGACGGCATAGATCATCAAAGTTCAGAAGCACAATTTATCAATATGGATATCGAATATGAAAATTTCAGTATTAATCCTGTAGTAAATGGTTTTATTCCTGAAGATGATATGAAAAGATTTTTCAAAGGCAAGTCTGTGTTTGATCAAACAGGAGACCATAATGAAAAATATAAAAGAGCAAGATCAAACGGCATTAGTTTAGAAGATGATTATGCTGGTGCGGCTAAGGTACAAGATAAGGACGATCCAAGAAATAATTTAACTTTTAAAACGCAAAATTTTGAACCTTCATTAGGTGAAGAAGGAGCAGACATTAGTAGACAGATATCAGATCAAGATAATAACTTTTGGAAAACAGCAGGTGGTTCATCTTAATGAAAAGTTTATATGAAACATTTGGCAATGAGCCTGATTTTGAAGTAAGAAGAGGAAAACTTGTTCAGTTTTTAAAAAATAACACAATCTATTTTCCTTTGCCTGAAGCAAGTGTAGAAATATTAACAAATATGGTTTCTAGACTTACTAATAGAGGCATGGATGCTACCAAAATCGATATGGTAAAAAATAGATTAGAAGATATAGGTTTTAATGGACCTACAGCAAACACATTGGCATTAGCATTGATAAAAATTGCAGATGACCAAGGTGTACACCCAATATCATACTTTGAACTTAATCAGGAAAGTATTAAGTTAGCAGAGAATACATATAAAGCACTAAATACGATTAGACCCAAAGGTAATTTAGTAGGTTTAACTGTTTCTAAAAAGAACAAAGACAGTAAAATCTCTAATGTAATTAGACCTTAGGAGAAGTTGTATGCCTAACAGTAAATATTCACAAGGAAATTATGTAATTCAAAATCCTAGCAAGTATGTAGGAGGCAAAGTGCCCTTTGCAAGAAGCAGTTGGGAAACAGCATTCATGAGATTTTGTGATAGTCATCCTAATATACTAAAGTGGGCAAGTGAAAACGTAAAGATACCTTATAGACATCCATTTACAGGAAAAATTACAAATTATGTACCTGACTTTATGGTACAATATCAAGACAAAAACGGTAAAGTCAGAATAGAACTTATAGAAATTAAACCTAAAAGCCAATCTATTATTGAAAATGCTAGGGGCAAAGGAGACAAACTTGCTACACAGATAAATGCCGCAAAATGGGATGCCGCTAGTGCATGGTGTAAAGCAAAAGGTATACATTTTAAAGTAATCACTGAAGACCAAATTTTTAGAAAACCTTCAAGAACAAACAAACCACGTCGCAAGATGCGATAAATATTTGCATGACCAAAAAACTCGAAGAAGAATTTAATTTACCACCTATTGACGAAGTGCTATCTGCAGAAGAAAAGCAAGAAGTTTTAGATGAACTTAATCCAGAAAAGTTGCCTGATATAGAAGATATTCAATCCTTTGAAGTTGCAGACATTGAAAGGGCACTTACTACAGCAGAAAAAATTGACCATGCGTTAAAAAGTGTGAAAGGTGTCGATGAACACGATGTTGATATGGACGATATTGCACAACAGGCTGTTGACAGTTACCAACAATTAATGAACTTAGGCATGAATGTAAGTGATAGAGATGCAGGCAGTATATTTGATAGTGCCGCAAAAATGTTAAAAACGGCTTTAGAAGCCAAAGATAGTAAAATTAATTCCAAATTAAAACAGATAGATTTAATGGTTAAAAAAGCAAGACTTGATAACAATGCCGGTGAGTATTCTAACAAAGATGACGGCACTAAAATGATTGATAGAAACGAATTATTAAAAGTTATTAATGCAAGTAAAAAAGATTAACGCCAAGGTAGTAATTTAAATCTTTCTTTTGGCAAGCCTAAAAAATTAGTAGTCCATGCACTCTGCCCAACAAAGTCTAATTCTTCCCATTCATGTTTTCTACTTAATTTAATTTTACCAATGTGATCCCAATCGTGTTCTTGTAATACTTCTTCGATATGATATTTCATTTCTTGTACAGTCCAAATATTATGGTCGTCCCATTCAAAGTGAAATAATTCAAATACATTTCCTTCTTTATCAGCATAATCTAAACTGATATCTATACCCCATTTACCTTTGTATTTTATCATTTTCCATAATAAAGGATTTCCTGGAGCCCAATGACTGAGTTGTTCTAGAGCGTATCCGTGATATCCTTTACGCTCGTATAAATCTGCATGGTTTACATGCACGTTATTAAACTCTGTTTGTTCCTCTAACCAATCTTGTTTAATACATGCTTTGTAACGCATATAATCGTATTCGCCTATATTAACTTTTGCATATTCTTGTTCTAACATGCATAAGTCATACCCACTTTGGTCAAAACGTTCAAGCATTTTAGGGTGCGGACAAACCTGCGATTCTACTGCTACTCCCCAGGTTTTTTGCTCATTGAATTTATTTTGGCTAATCTTAAAGTGCATACTTTAACTATTTATGATAAATAAGAGTGTAACAGGAGTTTATACTATGAAAGATTTGAAAGACATCATAAATGAATCCTTTAAAAAGGAGTATGGCTATAAAGTTAAAATTGCCAGCGATTGTACTCCGGAGGATTTATCAAAATTAGAATCAGTATTGCAAAAGTATAACATTGTAAGTGCTACTCCTTGGAAAAGAACACCAATTACAGAAAACCCAATGGAGTTCCAAAGGCATAAAGGAGCAAGATTTACAAGTGAAGTTTGCAGTACAGATATTATTTTAAAGTATCCTATAAATGATAGAATACTAGAAGTTTACCTAGCAGTTAATCTTGGCATTGACCATGAAAGAGTTTTATGCTATGGTATTAAAGATCCAAGAAGAATTGAAAGCGAATTAGCCGCTGAAAGATTAGAGGCTGATGAAGATAGATTTGTAACTCAAGAAGATGCAGAATTAAACAAAGAAGAAATGGCCCATTATGAAAACGAAAATGTAGATGTCGATTTTAGTACTTCATTATATGGCGAAGGTTATAACTCCAAATTCTTAGCAGAACTTGAAAGAATTAAAGCAGAAAAAGGTGCAGACTATTTCCGTAACTACCCAAGCAAAGATGGTATTATGGGAGATGATGTTAAAGCATTATATGACACAATTACTGGTACAGCAGGCGGTGGTAAATCACCTGAACCTAAAGAAGTTGATGTTATTAGTCAAGCGGCAAGAAGACATTAATGAACGATATAGATTTCAACAAAAAATTACTAGAAGCATGTGACTCATGTGCTTCTAGTGAATCTACTGAATCACATACTTATTCTAAAAGTATAAGAGGTGATACAGGGTCAGTGACAGTATCTGCGAATGCAGAAAGCATAGACGAATTAAAAATGTTACTTGGCAAAGTAGGAATCACATTACCAAAAGATAAAGAAGAAGTTGGACACGACATGGATCACAGTCCATGTGATGACAGCGAAGAACCAATGAAAATTGTTAAAGTAGATGTTGATGGAGAAGTTGAACCACAAATAAATCCTTATAATAGTGGTCAACCTGACAAACAAGTTTTAACAAACATTATCAGAGATAAACTTAAAGATTATTTACGCAATAGTCAATCCTAAGCAAAAATCCACATTTTAAATACTAAATAACTGTATGCCAAAAGGAACAGTTAATACAGAATTAGTTAAATCTGCATATACTAAAGTAAATTACGACCAAGACATGTTACGTGAGTTTCAGTTTTGTTGTGACCCTATAGACGGTCCTATGTATTTTATGAAAGAATATGTACGAATACAGCATCCTACAAAAGGTGGAATTAGATTTAGTCCTTTTGATTACCAGGAAGATTTAGTTAAAAACTACAACGAAAACAGATACAGTATCAACATGCTGGGCAGACAGATGGGTAAAACCACTGTAGCCGCAGGTTATTTGTTATGGTTTGCTATGTTTAAACCAGACAGTACAATATTAGTTGCGGCTCATAAGGCGGCAGGTGCCCAAGAAATTATGCAACGTATAAGATATGCATATGAAACTATACCTAATCATATTAGAGCCGGTGTTACTGAATATAACAAAATGAGTATCACATTCGATAATGGTAGTAGAATTGTTGCAAGTACAACTACAGAAAACACTGGTAGAGGTATGTCACTTACATTGGTTTACTTAGATGAGTTTGCTTTTGTACCTCCTCGTATTGCGGCTGAGTTTTGGACATCATTATCACCTACACTAGCAACTGGCGGTAAATGTATTGTAACATCAACACCAAACAGTGACGAAGATACCTTTGCAGGCATATGGAATCAGTCACAAAAGACTGTAGATGAATATGGTAATGAATTAGAAGTAGGCATTAATGGATTCAAAGGGTATCTTGCAAAATGGCATCAACATCCTGATAGAGATGACAAGTGGGCAGAAGAAGAACGTGGTAGAATCGGCGAAGAACGTTTTAGAAGAGAACACGAATGTGAATTTATAATTTACAATGAAACACTCATAGATTCTTTGTGTTTAGCAAATATGAAACACACTGATACTTTATATAGGACAGGAGAAACACGTTGGTATTCTAGACCTAAGAAAGGAAATATGTATGTTGTAACACTAGATCCTAGTGCAGGAACAGGCGGAGATAATTCTGCTATACAAGTAGTAGAACTACCTACAATGAAACAGGTTGCAGAATGGTGTCATAATAAAACTCCTGTTGAAGGGCAAATTAGAATTTTAAGAGAAATACTCAAAGAAATTCAACAGTATGAACCTAGAGAAATTTATTGGACAGTAGAAAATAACACTATAGGTGAAGCGGCTCTTGTAGTAATTAGAGATACTGGAGAAGAAAATTTTGCAGGGCAAATGTTACACGACCCTGTTAAAAAACAAGGAGTTCGAGGTCGTAAAGGATTTCATACAAGTGCTAAAACAAAAATGGACGGATGTATTGCACTTAAACGATACATAGAACAAAACAAATTAAAAGTTTACAGCAAGGCATTTTTAAGAGAATTAAAAGTGTTTGTTGCAAGAGGTAACAGTTTTGCCGCACAACCAGGTGACACTGACGATTTTGTTATGAGTATGATTATTGCAGTTCGAATGATTAACTTTATTTCTACATTTGAAGACGATGTATTTGATGTAGTAAATCAAGATTTAAGAGCAGACGGCGAACAAGATTTAAGGAATACAGAACCGTTTGATGAATATGATGACCCAATGCCAATCGGTTTATTATGATACACTCAGATGTGATTTGCTGTTTTGGGCCACCTAAAACAGGTACAACTTGGCTATATGATAATCTTGTTTTAGACAATAATTTTAATTCTTTTTATGATATTAAAGAAATTAATATTTGGAGTAAATGGAGCCCTTCTCATTTACCGGAGGATGAATGGCGCCACAATCCACTACACAGTGAAGAAGAATATTTTACTGCTATAAAAAACAGCGATAAGCCTATATTAGATTTTACATTGTGTTACAAAGAAGCATTAATGGAACCTGACAATGTAAAAAGGTTTACCGACAAATTTAATGTTACATTTATTTGTATTTTAAGAGATCCTGTTGAAATATTAATATCTGCAATAAATTCTTTAAACATGTACGGATTAATTACAAACAGTAAAAAACCAGAACCTATGGAACAACTTTTAAATTTAAAATACAATAACGGTTTAAACCACTTTTTTGGATTAGCAAAATACAGCGAATGGTTACCTAGTTGGGATAATTACAATATTAAATATTTAGACTATGCTAGATTTAGTGATACAAAATACATAAACAAAACATTAGGCATAGATATTGAATACCCTGTAGCAACATCAAATGTTACTAAAAACAAAAAATTAAGGAAAGATAGAATGAACCCTGATACATTAAAGGTGCTGGAAAATTTCTATAAAAAAGATTTAGACTACATAATGGCTTTAAAAGATAAATAGTAGTAGGAGATAAATAAATGGCAATTAGTGTAAAAACAGTAGCAGACAAAGTTTATAATTTGCTTAAAGGCATGGGTTATAAAACTGATGTATTCAACAAAGAAGGTGAGTCTGTTGGCGATCCAGCAGAAGCAATAAGATTTTTTGTTGAAGATCCAAATTTATTAGTTACACTGAATGTACCTAGCGAAGAGATTAAATTTAGTGTTAGTGAGAACACTGATGAAACAGATACATTAAGAAATCAATTATCTAATCTTGCTAGGAGTCATTTAATGAGTTTAGATTTTAGAGTATTTGGAAAAAGTTTAAAACCAATAAGTGATAAAATTAATGTAGAAAAAGAGAAAGAAATGGAATCAGTAAAAGAAGCAAGTTTAGGTTCATCATATGGATCTATTAAAACAAGTTATCAACCACTTGACTTTGTCAAGTTAGTTGTAAAACATACTAAGCCTGTAAACGAAGAAGTACGCGGTGCTAGAAGCAGAAATATTAGTAAGATTTTTATTCAGACTAATGAAGAACGTTTCTTGTTCCCAAGTAAAAATTTACAAGGTGCAAGAGCAATGGCAAGACACATTTATAATGGTGGTACTATGCATGACACAGTTGCAGAAAGTATTATTCAAATGTGTAACGACATGAAAACCCTTAGAGAGTTTGTTAACTATGTAAACAAAAAAGGCTTAGTAACTGAAGAAAATACTACATATATCTCACTAGCAAAAGAACATATTGATACAATTAAATCAACATTTAAGAAATTAGGTGGTGTAAAAACTTACAGTAAAGCAGTTGAAAGTTTAAGTGATTACGACAATATTGAAATTGTAAACGAAGTTAATTTAGAGGATCACTTCACTGAAACACATTTTGATGATAAAGTAGGAAATGCACATCAAACACTTTCCAAACTTGTTAACAAGCAGTCAGCATTCGAAAGTTTCATAATGAAAACAATTGAAAGCGAAACATTTGAAGGTGCAAAAGGACTAATAGCAGAGCAACCAATGGAGTTTGCAAATCCTCATTCTAGATTAGGATACCAAGTAAGTCAATTAAGTTCTACATGTAAAGACCAAAGACTTGCAAATTATTTAGGTGGCATTGGTAATAAATTATCAGACGGCGGCACATTAGATCCTATGGAATACAGAGCAGTTAAGGCAAGTTTATTGTCTGCACAACAACCACAAAATGTAAAAGTTGCAGAAGATTTAACAGAGTCAAAAACAAAAGAATACGAAAAATTTATAGACAGTTTTGTTATTTTTGATAAATAATTTTTAACTACTTGTCAGCAGTAGTATAAAAAGGTTGACAACATGGCACAAAGAAAGTAAACTAAGGCACATAGTAAAGACACTAACAGTTTTTACAAACATGGCACATACATATAAGGAGAAACATTATGGCATCTTTGGCAGAAATCAGAGCAAAATTGGCGGCGATGGAAAACAAACCATCTTCCAACAATTCATCAAGCGGCGGCGACAACGCAATTTATCCCCACTGGAATATCGACGAAGGCACTTCAGCAACACTGAGGTTCTTGCCTGACGAAGATCCTAATAACACATTTTTCTGGGTTGAAAGACAAATGATTCGTTTGACTTTTCCAGGTGTTAAAGGCGGTGATATGAAACCTATAACTGTACAAGTACCTTGTGCAGAAATGTACGGCGATACTTGCCCAGTACTAACTGAGGTTCGTCCTTGGTTCAAAGACGCAAGTCTAGAAGACATGGGTCGTAAGTATTGGAAAAAACGTTCTTACATTTTTCAAGGGTTTGTTACTGAGAATCCTCTCAGCGAAACAGCACCTGAAAATCCAATTCGTAGATTTGTGATTTCACCACAAATCTTTAACATTATAAAATCTGCATTAATGGATCCAGATATGGAAAACATTCCAACTGATTACGTTAATGGTACTGATTTTAGAGTGACTAAAACAACCAAAGGTCAATACGCAGACTACAGCACATCTAAATGGGCTCGTAAAGAAAGAGCATTAGATGAAACTGAACTTGCGGCAATTGATACGCATGGTTTATACAACTTATCAGACTTTTTACCAAAAAGACCTGGAGCAGAAGAAATTCAAGCAATCGCTGAAATGTTCCAAGCATCGGTTGATGGTGAACTGTATGATGTTGAGAGATGGGGTAACTTCTACAAGCCTTACGGCGTAGATGTACCACAAACTCAAGCAACAAGTAAACCTGCTCAAGCACCTGCACCAGCACCAGTAGTTGAGAAAGTAGCAGAGCCAACTGCCCCTCTTTCTGAAGCAGTTGAAACTCAAGCAACTGCACCGAGTACTGAACCTGCACCAGCAGTAGCAGAGCAACCAACCGGCGAGAAACCAAGTGCGGATGATATCTTAAACATGATCCGAAATAGAGGATAAGGAGATATCATGCAGAAACCATTTGATTTAAACAAGTTCCGTACGGGTCTTACAAAGAGCATATCTGGAATAAGTGCAGGATTTCACGATCCGCAAGATTGGATATCAACTGGTAACTACACACTGAATTATCTTATTAGTGGGGACTTCAAAAAAGGAGTCCCTCTTGGTAAGGTGAGTGTATTTGCTGGTGAGTCTGGATCAGGTAAAAGTTTTATCTGTTCAGGTAACCTTGTGAGAAACGCACAGGAGCAAGGCTGTCAAGTTGTATTGTTTGACAGTGAAAATGCACTTGACGAAGAGTGGCTACAAGCATTAGACGTTGATACAAGTCCTGAGAAACTTCTCAAAATTAGTGTATCAATGATTGATGATGTTGCTAAAACTATTAGTGATTTTGTAAAAGATTACAAATCTAACTATGGTGATTTGCCATATGAAGAACAACCTAAAATGCTGTTTGTTATAGACAGTTTAGGTATGTTGTTAACACCCACAGATGTTGACCAATTCCAAAAAGGTGACATGAAAGGTGATATGGGTAGAAAGCCTAAGGCATTAACTGCCCTAGTTAGAAATACAGTTAATAGTTTAGCACCACACCCAATTGGCTTGATTGCAACAAACCATACTTATGCATCACAAGACATGTTTGACCCTGATGATAAAATATCAGGCGGACAAGGTTTTATCTATGCAAGTAGTATTGTTATTGCAATGAAGAAACTAAAACTTAAAGAAGACGCAGACGGTAACAAAGTGTCAACTGTACAAGGTATTCGTGCCGCATGTAAAGTTATGAAAACACGTTACAGTAAGCCTTTCGAAAGTGTACAAGTAAAAATTCCTTATGAGACTGGCATGGATCCATATAGTGGTATGGTAGAAATGTTAGAAGCAAAAGGCATTTTGGAAAAAGTTGGTAATAAATTATCATACACTTCTCCTATAACTGGTGAAGAAATAAAAGAGTTCAGAAAAGGATGGACTGGAGAACGTCTTGAAATAATTATGCAAGAGTTCGGACAAAATCCTAAAAAAGATTCTGATGGCGAAGAAGACATCGATATCCAAGAACTCGATAACATCAATGCAGAGGAGTTAATCGATGAATCCTGATATTCAATTTTTAGTAAGTGTTTGGGACACTATCAAACACTATGTCCCTAAAAAAGATCGCATAGACGCGGCAGAACATCTCGTAAGAGTTTTTGACGAAGAGGCTGATCTCGGACACATCGAAGACGAAGTTCAAACATTTGATTCTGTTTTAAAAACAGCAGTCAAAGGTCATTTCGGATTAGATGATGAAGATGAAAATGAGGACGAGTGGAATTAAGATATGGCAGGTTGGTATAATTCAGTAGTTGAAGATCTCAGTAAAATAGTTGATTCAATTGACTATTATGAGAAACAACTAGAAGAAGCCAAATACGAAGTCGGTATTAAGGGTAGCCTGGAAAAATCCAGTGCCGCCCTTCCTGGTATTACAGAACATCGATTTAATCAATTACAAGAGATTGAAGCAATACTAGAACACTTAAATATAGAACTCCGCAAAGAACGTTCTAAGACATTCCGCAAATATTTAGAAGCATACAATAGACAACTTAGCAGTAGAGATGCTGAAAAGTTTGTAGACAGCGAAGATAGTGTTATAAATCTAACACACCTTTGTAACCAATATGCTCTTTTAAGAAACAAATACCTAGGTATAATGAAAGGGCTTGATACCAAACAGTGGCAAATAGGTCACATCACAAGACTTAGAACTGCTGGTATGGAAGATATTGTGATACAGTGATTAATATATTTTTTCAGGGAAGAATTAAAAACAAAGATAAAATTGTGCAAGCCGCAGAAGATATGCTGTATGAACTTTGTCCTGAATGCAATCACGATGTAGACATAAACATAGAATTATTAAAAGAAGTTGACCAACAAATGGCAGGATATTGTTGGGGAGATTTCGAACAAATAGAAATTGAATTAGCAAGAAATTCGCATGACCACGAATACACTGTATCTGAATTGCTAATTAACCTCACACATGAACTAGTTCATGCAAAACAACTAATAAATTTAGAAAGACATGACTGGCATAAACATATGGACTATCGAGAACTTCCTTGGGAAGTTGAAGCATATAAGTTAGAAGAGTCATTATGTACCAAATATTTTGGTAAACTTTCGGTTGACAGCGAACCTACATTTTAGTATAATATAGACATTATTTAAAAATAGGAGTGCAATATGGATCAATTCCAATTTCAATACGACAAAGAAGTATCCTTTGAAAGCAATTTTAATAAATGGAGAACTTTGAATTCAGAAGAAAGGTCGGCTTATCAAGAGCCTCAACTTTCAGAAGATGAAGCTCAAATACTTTTTAATAAATTGTTTGGTCAGTATAAAGTTCAAGGCGTTAAATAACTATGTCCACCCATGCAATGATAGATATTGAAACTCTGGCTACAACGCCAGAAGCAGTAGTATTAAGTGTGGGTGGAGTAAAGTTTAATCCTTATACAAACGAAGAACCACATGCTCATTTAGAGTTTAGACTAGATATAGATGAGCAAACAGCATTGGGCAGAGACATAGACGAAGGCACATTGCAATGGTGGGCAAAACAACCTGAACATATAAGGGATAAAGCATTTTCAGATGAGGGCAGAACTAACTTGTCCGATTTCACTAAAACACTCAATAAATGGTTAGTAGGCTGTGATGAAATATGGTGTCAAGGCCCACAATTTGATATGGTCATTATTGAGAATCTTTATAAGCAATATGGACACCATCAAAATTGGGCATATTGGCAGATTCGAGACAGCAGAACTGTATTCAGCATGATGGATGTAGACCCTAGAAAAGGCGTCCAAGAAGACCTACATAGTGCATTAGATGATGCAAAATGGCAGGCAAAATGCTTACAAACCTGTTTTTTCATGCTAAACATCAAAAAATCTTAACTTTTTTACCAAAAAAAGTGGTAAAAAGGTTGACTTCTGTACCAAAAGACGTATAATAGTATTATAAGTTAAACAAAACGGGAGTAAAGATGACTAACTTTGTAAAAATTAAACATGGTACTTACAGAAAGAATACTGTTGAAAATACTGTATTTCCTATTGTAAAGCCACTTAACATTGGTAAGAAAGGTGCTTTTATTACTGTAGACGGTACTGAAGTACTTGGCGACCAGTTCAGTAAAATCCGAGTGCTTATTGAAGATCCTACTAGTGACCTTGAATATGTAACTCCGGCGGTATATGCCGAACAACCTAAAATCGACAACACTCCTGCAGAGCAGAAGGAAGAGTCCGATGAGCAAGCCATTGAACGTATTCGTGAAAGGTTTGATATTTTGGACAGAATGACTCATGCTGTAGCAGAAGGTACTGTAAGAGGTATGATTGTTTCAGGCCCTCCAGGTGTTGGTAAGTCATTTGGTGTTGAATCTGTTCTTGAAGATTACGACATGTTAACCGAAGTTGCTGGTAAGCCACAAAGGACTGAAGTTGTAAAAGGTTCTGTTACACCAATTGGTTTGTTCCAGACACTTTACAATAACTCCGATAAAGGTAACATCTTAGTATTTGATGACTGTGACTCGGTGTTGTTTGATGAGGTATGTTTGAACATGCTGAAGGCTACACTCGACTCTGGTAAGAAACGATACATTACTTGGAAGTCAGAGTCCAATGCACTTCGTAGAGAAGGTATACCTGATAGGTTTGAGTTCAAAGGTGGTTGTATTTTTATTACCAACGTTGACTTTGAAAACGTTCGTTCTAAAAAGATTAAAGACCACCTAGCGGCTCTTATGTCAAGGTGTCACTACTTGGATCTAACAATGAACAGTGCTCGTGATAAATTCCTAAGAATTAAGCAAATTGTTCGTGATGGTATGCTTGACGAATACGAGTTTGGTAAAGATGGTGATACTGAGATCATTGACTTCATGATTGAGAACACAGACAGGTTGAGAGAAATCAGTTTGCGTATGGTTCTTAAGATTGCAGACCTTAGAAAAATGGACTCAGATAACTGGAAGTCATTAGCCAAAACTACTTGTATGAAAGGAGTCATCTAATATAAGTAATACTGCTAACGGTTCCCTGGTGCTCAAACGTTAGTCATCCCCCACTTAGAGCACCACGAAGCCCGGGCTCCCCGGGCTTCACTTTATTTAATTTTAATACTTGACTTTTCCATATTTCCGTGTATAATTACTATTGTTAATTAACATGGAGAAAACATGAACGAATTCGATAAGAATTTCCACATCAACTTTTCACCACTTTACTTTGCATTTGCAGTTATGATGTTTATGCTTTGGTCAAGTGAAGTACAAGGAAGTGATATAGAGGAAGTTGTTGTTACTGCTCAACAAGTAGAAACTAAAAAAGCAGATCCAATAAGTTCCAGTAGAGTTATATCTGCAATAGTAAGCGATTTTACTTATAGCCCAGGAGGCTATGGTGGCTTTGTTGGATATAACGAGCGTGGTGCTCAAACTATACACACATCAGTTATAGTAAACGGTATACCTGCTAATGACCCGGGTAGTGGCTGGTATGACTTTGGACATGATTTTGCTAGTGGGCAAACAGTAAAAGTTGTTAGCGGTGCTAACGGTGTGCTGTACGGCTCAGGTAGTATTGCTGGTACTGTATTAATACAAGACACAATCGACACAGGTGCATTGCTGAGATTAGAAGATGGCAAAGAAATAAATTATATTAGGTTAGCACCAATTGAACAATTTGAATTATCTTATGTTGCAGACGACATGGACAGTGTGCGTAATGACAATGACGAAGAAGATGAATACACGAATACTACTGCAAGGTTTAATGTTGACGCAGGAGATTTTGTATTAGTTGGAAAGTTCACTGATTATGAATATGATTACGATAATTGTTATGCATTTGATTTTAGTACATCAAATGACTGTGTACAAGATGGCGAACGTTATAGTGTTAGTATTAGAAATGATTATATTACCCTAGGCAGAAATTATTCTAATAGTGAATATGCAACTAATGAATCAATTACTTACACTAATGAAAGTTATAGAGACTTTCTAAGGATTGGTAATTCTCAGGAGTTAAGTAAATTTGCAGATATAACTTATGGTATTGATGTAGAAAAACTGGCATATAACACAGATTTCTTTACAAGCGAAACTGAATCTACAGTTGAAAAATATACAGATGATAATTATGGTGCATATATTTCAGCAAATATAGATTTGATTTTGTCATACAACTTTGGTATTAGAGTTGGTAACGATGACCAAAATGCATTAAGACTAGGTATTGAAAAAGGACCGTGGTACTTTAATGTTGGAAATAGTTTTAGAAAACCCAACTTATATGAAAAGTTTGGTGACGGTTATGTAAATGCAAGTCCTGACTTAGACTCCGAAGAGGGAGTAGGTTATGAATTAGGCTTTGGAGCATTAAGCATTTACCATTACGAGTTTGAACAAACTATACTGTATCAACCTGCATTTGCAACTACAATAATAATTGAACCTGCTAGTATAGATCCTGAAACGGGTTTAGAAATTCCTGCTGTTACAGAAGAAATTTGGACTGACCCAACATATTATAATGGCGGTGAATACGATACTACTGGTGTTAGGTTTGCTAACACATTAGGTCCAATCAGTTGGTCATTTAAATATACTGACACAGAGCAACCAAGAGTACCAAAGTATTCTGCAAGTATAGATTATATGCAAGTTGTCAGAGATGTAAATCTAAGAATTAAATATGCTGTAAATTTAGATAGAGTTCCTAGTGAGTTTGATGTTCTTCCAGAAGGACAAAACTTTCTAGATGATTTACACAAAGTAAATTTTTATGCTACAAAGAAACTAGAAAATTTTGTGATTAGTTTTAAAATAGAAAATCTGTTAGATGAAGAATATGAGGTTGTTCCTTTTTATCCTAATCAAGGCAGAGAGTATTACTTGACACTAGCATACAATTGGTAATATAATAAAGGTTAATTATGCCTAAATGTGTTTTAGAAATTCGTGATGAAGTAAACGTTAAGTTCGTTGGGCTTGATGTAAAAACCAGACGAGCAATTTCCGATGCCGCAAAATATTTTTTACCTTATGCATACCATATGCCTGCTTACAAACTAGGCAGATGGGACGGATGTGTAAGGTTCTGTGATATAGGCGGCAGAACATATTTAAATTTATTAGATAGACTTATTCCTATAGTTCAAAAAGCAGGATATGATATTGAAGTGCAAGATAACAGAAATGTATGGGACTTAAACTTTGAAGAAATAGACCAACTTAGATATGAAAATGTAAGTTGGCCAAAAGGTCATCCTGCAGAAGGTGAACCTATTATACTTAGAGACTATCAAGTAGAAGTAATTAATGAGTTTTTAAAGAATCCACAGAGTTTACAGGAAGTGGCTACAGGCGCCGGTAAGACGCTCATAACAGCCGCCTTAAGCGATTGTTGTGAGCAGTATGGTAGAACTATAGTAATTGTTCCTAACAAAGACTTGGTTGTACAAACAGAACGTGATTATAAAAACTTAGGACTTGATGTTGGTGTGTTGTTTGGAGATAGAAAAGAATATGACAAAACACACACCATATGTACTTGGCAAAGTCTAAGCATAATGGAAAAGAAAAGTAAAAAGTTTGAAGCAGACTTTCCTATAGACCAGTTTTTAGCAGGAGTTGTTTGCATCATGGTAGACGAAGTACACAAAGCAAAAGCAGATGTACTTAGAAATTTACTAGGAGGTGCTTTTGCAAATGTTCCTATAAGATGGGGACTTAAAGGAACAATACCTAAAGATGAACATGAAGCAGTTGGGTGTATTTGCTCAATAGGACCTGTAACAGGAAATCTAAGCAGTAAAGAATTGCAAGACAAAGGTGTATTAGCCAACTTAGATATAAACGTGTTTCAGTTACAAGATGGTGTGCTAGGATTTAATAACTATGCACAAGAATTAAAGTGGCTGGTAACAGACAAAGATAGAGTACAACATATTAGTGATATTATTACTGGACTGAGTGGTTCAGGAAATACATTAGTATTGATTGATAGATTAGCAACAGGAGAACTACTAAATGAAATAAATCCAGAGTGGGTGTTTATAAGTGGTGACATGAAAGTTGCTGACAGACAAAAAGAATATAGAGAAGTAAGCGAAATGGATAATAAAGTGATTGTGGCAACATATGGTGTAGCCGCAGTTGGTATTAATATTCCACGTATATTTAACTTAGTTCTTTTAGAGCCAGGAAAAAGTTTTGTGAGAGTAATACAAAGTATTGGACGTGGCATTAGAAAAGCAGAAGATAAAGATTATTTAAATGTAGTCGATATAACAAGCAATTTAAAATATAGCAAAAGACATTTGACTAAAAGGAAGGCATTCTATAAAGAGCAAGGATTTCCGTTTCAAGTGACTAAAGTGGAGTATAAATGAAAATATTAACAGTAGATAATTCAGTATATGAAATAGACCATGTACCTGACGAAATAGATGATATTCGCTTTTGTGTTTTTGACACAACAGATACAGAGTTTATGGATTATTACTTTTTGCCTTTAATCTTTTTAGAAAGTTTCTATGCACCAGCAATCTGTTTACAAATAGGCGAGTACAATATACAGATGCCAATGGATTGGAGCATAGCAATTACAGATGAAGATTTAAGTGGAATAGAAGTTATACCTTTAACAAGTCTCAATAATAGAGGATTCTTAACAGCAACATTAAATCCGTTATCAGGAAAATTAATTGAGTGTGAAGAAATAAAAATTACAAACATCTATCAAGATGTAAAATGGTTTTTTCCAAAGTTAAAGCATGGACACATGCTTGTAGCACCTTTAGAATCAGGACCTGAGCCTAAATGTGCATTCTTTGTAAAAGAAGCAAATAAAATACCTAATGAAATTGACATTGGGCATTTACTAGACTAGGAGGAATTATGAGTTTAGATAAAGATATTGAAAAAATGACCGACAAATTAAAAGGCACAAAAAGACGTTATAGAATTGAGCCTGGTAATTATGGCGGTGAAATGGTAGTTGGCGAAGTTTCAGAAGAATTTGTCAATTACTGGATAGACAGAGACCATTATGATTTAATGGAACAGGTGTTGAACACTGGAGAAGGTGCTGATGAAGATGAAAACCCAGATGATAATTCTCCAGAAGTAAAAGAAGATTTTACATACTGGCATGATTGTGATGAGTACGAACACTTGAATGGTGCTTTTTCAGATGGTACTTGGACAGTATACGAAGTTCCAGCAGACGGTTCAGATGATTGGGACTGGGAAAAAGAAATTTTCGAAGGAGAAGCAAATCATATATATGGCAGAGAATGTTACTTTGATAATAGCACACCAGATGATATGGAAGACTATGTTCCTGTGTTGTCTTTTATGAGTGTGGAAAAAGGTAATTTTGGTGTTTGCTTTTTAGATTTAGAAGGCGAAGAGTTTGACCCTGAAAAATTACGTTTTGGATCTTGTGAAAGTAATTTAGCAGATTTAGTTGAAACTGTATATTACGGTAAAGAAGAATTAGAACTCAATTACGACTATGCAGATACAACTGGTAAAAGTTATGAAGTACAAGTTGGATATATGAATACGAAATGGAGAGATGATCCGGATCAGTATACTGTAGAATATTTAGAGGAAGAAGGATATTTTGATTAATGGATTTAAAAAAGATAATTCGGAACGTACCTGATTTTCCAGTTAAAGGTATACAGTTTAAAGACATAAGCAGTATATTAGAAAATCCAGATGCATTTAAATACTCTATTGATAAAATTACTGCATACTGTAAGAAATCGGGTATAACACACATTGTGGCTCCAGATGCCAGAGGGTTTATATGGGGTGCTCCTGTTTCTTATAAATTAAATATTCCTTTTATAATGGCTAGAAAAGCAGGAAAACTTCCCCCACCTGTCAGTAGTTACTCATACAAATTAGAGTATGGTGAAGCAACATTAGAAATACCAGAGTCAGTTAATTTAAAAGACGGCTCAAAGGTATGCATTATTGATGATGTGTCTGCTACAGGCGGCACAGCAAATGCTATGGTAGGTTTATTACAGAAAGCAGGTGCAGATGAAATATATTATGCTTGTGTTATGGATTTAAAATTTTTACAAGGAACTAAAAAACTACTTGACTATTGTGGAGTAGAAAGTTATAGTGTAGTAGATTATGAGTAATTTAATTTTTATTGCATTGCAATCAGAAGCACCTACTATGGAAAAATGGGATAATGTACATTTTACAGGCGTAGGTAAAGTAAATGCCGCAATGGTGGCGTCTGCAATGATACAAGAGTTTAGACCTAAAACAGTCTGGAATTTTGGAACTGCAGGTGGTATAACTGTACAAGGTGGATTACACGAAGTTACAAAATTTGTTCAACGTGATATGAAATGCTGTGAGTTTGGTTTTGAATTAGGTCAAACACCTTTCGAACCAAGCAGTAAAATTATAGATTTTGGAAAAGGATTGACATGTAGTACAGGCGATAATTTTGTTAGTGATCCAAATTTAGAAATACCTGCAGATGTTGTAGACATGGAGGCGTATGCTATTGCAAAAGTTTGCCAATACCACAATGTAAATTTTAGATGTTTTAAATATATAAGTGATAGTGCAGATGAAAATGCAACTAAGGAATGGCATGAAACTGTAGCAGACGGTGAACAGTTTTACATTAATACATATTTGGAAACTGTAAATGGCTAAGAAACCTCAAATACCTCTAGCAGAAGTTATGCGAGCCATAGATAAAAAAGATAGAGAATGGTACAATAACTTAACTGCTGAACAAAAGAAAGCATTCAGTCCTTGGATGATGATGAGGTATGCAAGTAGTGTTCAAGGTTCACAAGCACCAGACTACATTTGGATGGTAAATGAATTAGTAAATCATAAATTTACTGATGTTAGTAAACATCCAGAATTGCAATGGTTGTTAATGACAGCATCTGGTAGCGGAAAGGTTCAACATCACCCTTATATAAAACCACCTAATAGTAGAAAAAAGAAAAATAAAAAGTTTGAGTTTGTAAGTAGCATTTTACCACATTTAAAATTAGATGAAATAGAATTATTTTTGTCTATGAATAGTGATGATGATTTAAAGGACTTAGCACTTGCAAATGGTTATGATGATAAAGAAGTAAAGGAATTGTTTAAGAAATGAGTATGGAATGCAAATGGTGTGGTAAATCTTTCGTTAGTGAGAGAACACTAGCAGTTCATATGTGTGTTAAAAAAAGACGTTGGGCTGATAGAGAAATGAGTCATATACGTTTGGCACATAGAGCATTTCAAATGTTTTATGAATTAAACACAACTGCAAAAGCATCTAAAACAATAGAAGAATTTATTGTCAGCCCGTACTATGAAGCATTTGTAAAATTTGGTAGAGCATGTCAATTTAACGAATGGCTTGAACCTGAAAAGTATACTGAACACTTAATAAAAGAAGGTGTTAAATTAAAACAATGGACTACTGATAAAGAATATGACAAATATTTAAAAAAGTATGTAAGAAAAGAACCAGGCATAAGAGCATTAGAAAGAACTATTGTTTATCTTGCTAAATGGAGTGAGGAGTCTGGAAATGATTGGCAAGATTATTTTAAATCTGTTCCACCTAGCAGAGCAGTACATGACTTGCGTAGTGCTAAAATAAGTCCATGGGTGTTATATTTGTGTGAAACAGGAGACTCCCTTTTGGAAAGATTTAATTCTGAACAGGTAAAATTAATAGAAGATATTATCGATCCTCCATTTTGGATGAAACTATTTTCGCAGAACAAAGAAGAGGTAGCAGAAATAAAACAGGCATGCCAGGGAGCAAATTTGTGAATAAGTTACTAGTTGCCGGCGCAAGTTTTTCTATGTGTAATTGGGAGTTAAAACATTGGGCTGAAATAATTGCAGAAGAAAACAACCTAGATACTATTTTTACAGGCATACCATGGAGCGATTGGGAGTCGGGTGTATTTATTTCTGCAGGAAGAATAATGAATGATCCTAAAATTACACACTGTATATGGACTTCAACATATCATTTCTTTACACATTATCAACAAGAAAAAAGAACTAATCCAAAAGACTTAATTGATTTTGATAATCAATTACATATGGATTTGATGACAGCAAACGATTTTAAATCTAAAAACAGAATACTGTTTAATAAATTTTTACCCAAATTAAGTAATGATCCTTTCTTTAAACGAATGGGAACACAAGATTGGGTAGCACATAGACCAGACTTTGAACCAGGTTATGCACCTCAAGAAGTAGCACAAAGTACATCTATCAAAAAAACAGTTGATGATGAGGGTAAAATATTTGTTGGCATTAATGACGAAGAATTTTTTAATGAACCTACATATAAAATGTATTTAAGATTTTATACCAGTCTTGCATTTATGAAGGAAATTTGTAATCAGTACAATGTAAAATTACTGTTTGCACATTTTCCATTCACTGACTCTACGTTAAACAGTCATATTTGTAAATTTGTAGATTGGGTAGACACTTGGGACGTCATTGTGGATTCATTTGGGTCTATTCCTGCATGGAGAAAAATATCAACAGAAAAGAAGTGGGCAGAAAAGGCATCGCATTTTGATGAAGAAGGACATCAAATAGTAGCAGAGGCATTTAAAAACAATAAATTCAATAACCAATGGATAAAAGGAAACCTAAAATGAAAGTAAAAATTATTAGCCACAGTCAAGCACCATATGATGATAGTTTACACAAATTATCAGCATTAGATTTGATAGCCTATTGTGCTAGAGTAAGTAACCCGGACAATCAAAACAATACAGAAACAAGTGAAAAACTTGTGAAGTATTTGATGAAACACAAACATTGGTCACCACTTGAAATGGTATCAGCATGTTTAGAAATTGAAACAACCAGAGACATTGCTAGGCAGATTCTGAGGCATAGAAGTTTTAGTTTCCAAGAGTTTAGTCAACGTTATGCAGATCCTACAAAAGACTTGGATTTTAAAACTAGACAAGCAAGATTGCAAGATCCTAAAAATAGACAAAACAGCATAGAAGCAGACAACGACGGTTTAGAAATCGAATGGCATAAACGCCAAAGAGAGGTAATAAAAGCCGC